AAAAGATCAGATTAGCTGATTCAGCTAAAATAACCTCATCGGTTGAGAAAAGAAGACGTCTTTAATATTAGATTCGGGCAGCAACTTATTCGTCTTCGTCAGTGTCTTCGACACCTGCGACTGCACCACCGATCTGAGGGAGCTCTTGCCCCATCGCACCGTATCCAGGGCCGCGGCCCTTGAAAATAATTCGGAAGATGAGTTGCCCGGAGAAGATGGGTTGCCCGTTGCCAGCGGTATTGAAACTGCGCATTTGGAAACGCGGGTGTCCGAAGCGCATGCTGTGCGCGTTGAGGTCGATTTCGACTCCCGTCGGGAAACCGACTCGTTCGCAGATCGGTATGTTCGTAACGGAGTTGGCGACAAGCGTTTTGACAGCGACGATGAGCCCGAACTGGAGTGGGCTGGTGGCAACACGCGTGCGGTGAGCATTGATGTGGAACTTCGAATAGTGTCCACCGCGGAATGAAACGCCGGTGAGATAGATGTCGTCGACGGCGACATACGCGTGGAACGGGTATAGCGCTTGGATGAGCGGGTGGGTCGTGAAGTCGATTTGGAAATTGATGCCGGCCTCGTTATTGTTGATGACGACAGGAAGGCTTGCCGGATACTCATTGTCGCGGGTGTTAGCGTTGACAGGCGCTCCGATAATCGGCTGATATGATAGGACAGACGGCGGGCCGCTGACTCCGTCACCGGTAACAGCTGATGCAGCTGAAGCGATGTTTGCGTTCCCGTCGTTTTGAGCCATGATGATAAAGTTGCTTCGTTAAGGTCATATGCGGGTGGCATGTAACGGACATGCGTAGGCGAAATCAGTAACCCGCGTAACGAAGGGTCATGCATCAGGTCGCGATCAACGACGGTGCACGCAATGCCATGGAGCCTGAAAAATGCGGCGACATTATTCACATCCATTGCGCGTAATTCTTTCAAATGGGCGGCTGGTAACCACGGGAGCAAGCGGCGAGCAATGATGTAAGCACAGTCAGAGCGTGGGTTCAACGGTTGTGGACGACGTTGCGGTGACACCAACGAGGAGTAGAAGAAAGCCGGATCGTACAGCGACGAACGTGCGTAAGATGACATCAATCTGTTCAGCGTCGAAAGAAGGATAAAAGCGCGACACTGCGATCTGGAGGTATTCATAACCGGCTGCAGTAGGCTTTCGAGCGCGGGACACAAAAGAATCAAAGAGTTCCGCAGCGCTGACCAGTGGATCGTATATCCTGGCAAAATGCTTGAACACCGCACGAACCGGATCCACGAGGAACCTGTCACCGAAGAAGAAACGACCGGCGTGATAGGGTGCTTGATCACGTTCAATCTTAACGACCACACGACCAATAGAGGCAAGACGCGCAAGAGGGTACTCAACATCACACTTGGCATTAGTGATCATGTCGTCACCTTTCTGTAAGACAAAAGCGTTTTCAACGCCTACATAACTAGCGGCGATGACCGTTAACATATGGATGATGTTACGTATCAAAGTGAATGGATCACCACTAGCCAGATTGTACGACATGACGCCTTCATAGGAACCGGCAGCGGACCGCACCTGCATCTCTTCACAACTCTTGAGATAAAGCGCCATCACCTCGTCATCGACGCCGCAGAGACTAGCGACATAGCTGAAGACCAGCAGTAACACCGGGTCGTGGGCCTGATCTTGACGACTGATGTCGAATTGGACATTGAATTCAGCGAAGGCGTCAGTAGCCCCGTCACGGTAAAGCACGGCTGCTAATTCTTCATCCGAATAGCCGAAGTCTGCATAAACACCAGGGCGTAATAAATCCGGAAGGTTGGCATAAATCTTCTTGGCCGCATCAGCAAAATAGACGGAGTAACTTGCTGAATTCGTTGTGACGCCCTGCCCGTATGGTAACGTGGCAGCGAAGCCGGGCGTACCAGCCTTACATTTAGATTGCGTCTTTGCGAAGCACCTGCGTTCAAACGTGGAAGCATTTTCGCCCAACGCTGGGCCGTCAAGCAGAGAAAGAAATGATTGCGAACGAGTTCTAAACCATTGGGCAATAGAATCAGAACCCTCGAAGATATAAACGTCAGCTGATTCAGCTAAGTAAACATCTTTGAACCTATTGAACAAGCGTTCCGCATCACCGAAGCAATTTTTATACGGTCGCCAACGCTGCCTGTTTGAGAACTGTCGCTCATGCACGTTGCGTATATCAGTCCAAGCGCAGGATGATAA